AGGGGTGATGATACAATGAGCCAAAGAGCGTTTAAAACAAAAGAGGAATTTGTAAACAAAATAAAAGAATATGTGAATGTTTGCAAAAATAAGAAAGAGTTGCCCAATATAGCAGGTTTTTGTGTTTATTGTGACATAAATAGAGATACATTTTATGCTCAAGAGGATTATTACTCCGACACATATAAAAAAGTAAATGATATTTTAGAAGATGCGACAATAAATTCGAAAGACATAAATGACACATTCAAGATATTTTACATGAAAAATAAATTTGGTTATAAAGATAAACAAGATGTAGATGCAAATGTAAATACTGAAATAAAGGTTACATTAATAGATGATTAATATACAAATTGATAAAAAAGTATTTAATAAAAAATACATACCATATTTAGATAATGAAGATAGATATTTATTATTTTATGGTGGTGGTTCATCTGGAAAGTCATACTATATAGTTCAAAGATATGTTTACAGATTATTGACAAGAAAAATGAACTTGCTAGTAGTAAGACAGACAGGGAATACTAATAGAGATAGTACATTTGCACTATTTAAACAAGTAATAAATCAATGGAATTTATCAAGTTTATTTGATATAACGGATTTGAGAATAAAATGTAAAAATGGCAATGAGGTAATATTTAGAGGACTTGATGATACAGAAAAGATAAAATCTACAACATTTGAAAATGGAGAATTAACAGATATTTGGGTAGAAGAGGCAACAGAGTGTAAAGAAGCCGATATAAATCAGCTTAAAGTTCGTTTAAGAGGCGGGAAATCTAAAAAACAAATGGTATTAAGCTTTAACCCAGTAAATATAAACCATTGGATTAAAAGACATTTTATCGATAGTAAATTAGCAACAGTATGTCATAGTACATATAAAGATAACAAATTTTTAACAGAGGAAGATATAAAAGTATTACAGAGTTTCAAAGATACAGATCCATATTACTACAATGTATATTGTCTGGGATTATGGGGAGTGCTAGGAAAAACATTCTTTAATGCAGAAAAGATAAGTAGTAGATTAGCAGAAATTAGAGAGCCAATTAAACGAGGCTATTTTGTTTATGATTTTGATGAACAAAGCAATAAAATATCTAATATACAATTTAAAGAAGAGAAAGATGGCTTTATAGATATATTTGAGTTGCCTAAACTTAATTATCCATATGTACTTTCAGGTGATACATCTGGAGAAGGCTCAGACTATTTTACGGGACAAGTATTAGACAATGCAACAGGAAGACAAGTAGCAAAACTTAGAAAAGAATTTGATGCAGATGAATATACAAGACAGATGTATTGTTTAGGAAACTATTATAATGAAGCTCTTATTGGAATAGAGGCTAATTTCGATACATTCCCTATAAAGAAATTACTAGAAATGGGATATGATAAGCAATTTGTAAGAGAAAAAGAAGATACTTATACTGGAAAAGTAGTAAAAGCCTTTGGATTTAGAACTGATAGAATAACAAGACCTTTAATATTGTCTATGTTACAAGCAATAATAAATGACCATATAGAATTAATAAATGATAAAGAGACATTAGAAGAAATGTTAGTATTTGTTAGAAATGAAAAAGGAAGACCAGAAGCCCAGGAAGGATGCCATGATGATTTGGTAATGGCGTTAGCAATAGCATATTATATAAGAACACAACAAAGTTATGAAGTCAAAATAGAAAAGAAAATAAAGCTCAAAGAATATAATCCACTAGATGATTTATACGAAGAAGATGCAACTGTCTCAGATTATGGAATGAAAATAAATATAATTTAAGGAGATAACCATGAATACTATTTTAATTATGATAGCCTCAACGGCTATTTTTTTTATTGGAATACAAGTTGGATACAATTTAAAAGAAAAAACAAAAATCATAGATCGACCTAAAATAGAAGATATAAAGAAAAATATACCATTTACAAAAGAATATAAGGAAGATAAAGAAAACAAAGAAGAAATTACAAGACTAAATAAAATAATGAGTAATTTAGATAATTTTAATGGAACAAAAGAGGGGCAGGTGGATGTTGATTAATGGAAGAAGACAGATTAACGCAAATATGGAAAGAATATAGCCAAATAAAACAATATTTAAATGGCAAGAATTATTACCAACAACTAGAAATAAACTATAATTTTGCAAAAGGAGACCAATGGAAAAACTTTAAAAGTGGTGGTATGCCAATGCCAATAGATAACATAATAACTCCTATTTGCAATTACAAAATTGGCGTTGTGTCTCAAAACAATATGACTATAACCTTTACTGATGAGAATTTTAGTAAAGAAGATATGGAAGAAATTGAGGATGGAACAAGTTTTAGAGATATAGCAGAAGAAGTAATAGAAAAGATAAATAAAAATATTGCTAGATTTTTTGAATCGAATAATCTTGAAAATAATACTTGGGATTATGATGAAGAAAACTGCATAAGTGGAAACGTTGGAATGTATATATATGAAGATGAGGAAAATAACAAAAGAGCAGATATGATATATGGAAACAACATATTTTTTTCAGATGAAAATAATAATGATGTCCAAGACCAAAGTTATATATTAATAACATTTAGAAGACCAGTAGAAAAAATAAGAGAAGAAGCAAAAAAACATGGGCTTGAAGAAAGCAAAATAGCAGAAATAGTAGCAGATAATGATTTAAACGAGCAAATTGGAAACAAGGAAGAGGTAAAAGACGAACAAGGTAAAGCATTATGTGTATTAAAATTATACAAGAAAACAAAAGAGGTAACAAGGACACAAGATAAGACAATAGTAGACGAATATGGACAAGAACAAGTAATTCAAGAAGAAGTTAAAGAAAAGAAAACAACTGTACATATGATGAAATCTACTAAAAATGTAATATATGTACCAGAAACAGACTTAGGACTTACTTTATATCCAGTTGCATTAGATACTTGGATAAATGAAAAGAACAGCATAAGAGGGAGAGGAGAACCACAAGACAAAATAGAAAATCAAATTGAAATAAATAGAACAATGGCAAGAAGAGATATAGCAATTGCTATGGGAGCATATCCAAAAGCAGTGTACAATGGAAAATTAATTGAAAATCCAAGTGCATTAGATAAAGTAGGAGTTGCAATAGAAGTGAACGGACGGACAAACAGTTCAAAAGATAAGAGATGTGGTTGATTATCTACAACCAGCACAAGTTAGCCCTGATGCAAAAAACTTTTGTGATGAATTAAGTCAAAAAACAAAAGACAATGCAAGTGCAAGTGATACTGCACTAGGAAATATAAATCCAGAAAAAGCAAGTGGTCGTTCAATTATAGCAGTTCGAGACGCATCAGCTATACCAATCAATGTTCATGTTGCAAGAAAAAAGAAATTCTATGAAGATATAGGAAGAATATTATTTGATTTTATGCAGAATGTTGATGTAGATGGGCAACAAGTAATAATAACAAGTACAGATGATGAAACAGGACAAACTACAACAGAAGTTGAGCAAATACCATATGGGATCATGCAAAGGTTAAAGGTTGGAGTTAAAGTAAATGTATCACAAACAGACCCATTTTCTATACTTGCTGTAGAGCAAATGTGGGATAGCTTGTTTGAAAGACAAGCCATAACTTTTGAGGAATGGGTTTCTGGATTAACAAACAATTCAAAGTATAACAAGAGTAAATTAGAAGAAATTATTAAGAAACGTAAAGAGAAAGAAAGAGAAATGGCTATGATTCAACAACAAATCACAGAACAACAATCCCAAATAAATGGAATGTTGCAAAATCAAAACAATCAAGAAATAGCAAACATAGCAAGTGATATAGAAACTCAACAAAATCAAGTTCTAGGAGGTCAAAATAATGAAATGTAAGAATTGCAACTTAATTGAAATGAGGGTAATGGTAAGGAATGATAAAGAAGTAGTGTATTATTGCCCTAAATGTCACGAAATTGCTAAGATTAGCACAGAGGAAGAACAGAAAATAAATAAAAAAAATCAAGACAATTAAACACCTTATGGTGTTTTTTATATGCCTCAAAACATGTTCTGGGGCAAAACAGATAAGCATGGGAATTAATAGTCGACAGACTTTAAATTGGGTGAAAATATGGAAGAAAATGAAGGAGTAGTTGAAGAAACTATCGTGGACAACGACGAAACAGTTGGGAATGTTGAAATAGAACAAGAAGTTGTGACAGAAGAACAATCAACAGAAGAAGTAGAAGTTACAGATAATTCTACACAAGAAGAACAGGAACATGAACCTGAACAAAAAAGTCATTCTAGAATGTACACAGAAGAAGAATATCAAAAAGCAATAAACAAAATTATTGCAAGAGAAAGAGGAAACAAGGAGAAGGAGATAAATCCTTTACTAGCAACATTAAAAGCTGTTGGGTTTGATGGTAAAACTCCACAAGAAGTTAATCAAAAATTACGCCAAAATTATAAGGAGCAAGGAGTAGATATACCAGAATATCACGAAAACATGTCTGAAAGAGAACAAAAAGCTCTTGCCAAACTTGATGCAGATGAAGTAATAGAATTGGGCGAACAAGCGATGCAAGACAGATTTGGAGAATTATACAAAAAGTATAAGGAAAACAATATTTCAGCAAGAGAAAAAGAAGAAATGAACCTAATAGGAAAAGCTCATTCAGTAAGATTAGCAAAAAAAGAACTGTTGTCAGTTGGAGCAGACCCTAATATTGTCGAAAGTGACAAATTTAAGAAATTTGCCCAAAGATATGCAGATAATGTTTCAATAAAAGAAATATATGAGGATTACAAAACAAAATATGGAACAAAACCAACAAAACCAGCAAGTGCGGGAAGTGTAAGAACAACACATTCAGAAGCACAAGTAAATTATAACGAAATGTCTGATAAAGACTTTGAAAAAGAACTCCAAAAAGTAATAGGAGGAATTTAAAAAAAGAAAGGAAATGATTAATTATGCCAGCAATAAACAATTCAATATCAAATTTAAGTGTTGAAAACCAAACATTTTATGATAGAACATTACTATCAAGATTATTACCAGATTTACATTTTTATAATGATGCCAAAAAGAAAAAAATTCCTAAAGGAAAAGGAACAAAAATAGAATGGAGAATATTTAAATCTTTAGCTGTTCCAACAACTCCGTTAGAGGAAGGGGTAACACCTACAGGTAAAAACTTAGATATATCACCTGTTACAGCAGAATGTAGTCAATACGGTGATTATGTAACAGTATCAGATATACTAGATATGCAAGGAAAAGACCCTGTTATAGCAGAAACATCAGCACTAGAAGGAGAACAAGCAGCACAACTTGTTGATATTTTAATCAGAGATACCGTAACAAGTGGAACAAATGTAAGATATGCCAATGGAAAAGCAACAAGAACAGCATTAGCAGCTACAGATGTTTTAAAAGGAGAAGATGTAAAGAAAGCTGTTAGAGACTTAAGAAAAAATAATGCTAAACCATTTAGTGATGGATATTTCCATGCTGTTATAAGTCCTGAGCAAGCTTATGACTTAATGAATGATACATCAACTGGAGGATGGATTGATGTAAATAAATACACAGATAATGCTCCGTTATTAAAAGGTGAAATCGGAAAATATGCAGGTGTAAGATTTATGACAACAAGTAACACAAAAACAGTAGATAATTCTGGTGTAGCAGTACATTTGGGAGTTATCTATGGAAAAGATTCTTATGGTGTACCTGAAATTGGAGATGGAAGTGCAGCAAAACCATCTATCATAGTAAAAACAGATGGTGGAAACGCAGACCCATTGAACCAAAGAAACACAATTGGTTGGAAAAATATGTTCACTTGTAAGAGACTTGAAGAAAAAGCAATTGTAAGAATTGAAACTGGAGTAACTGCTTAGCAGTTACTCTAAAATTTATTTATAGGAGGAGAACAAAATGGAAAATCAAGAAAACAAAAATCAAGAGTTAGCAATCACAGAAGAACAAGGCAAACTAGAGCAAGAAAAAGAAGCTAAAAAAACAGCAGCTACATTGAAAAAAGATTTAGTAGAAATAAAAATACCTATAGATCCACTAAACAAAACAGATAAAACTGTAGATGTAATAATAAATGGATACAGATGGACTATAGAAAGAGGAAAAGATGTAAAAGTTCCAAGAGCGGTAAAAGAAATATTATCAGATGCTCAATATATCTAAAATCACTACCAAGTAGGTAGTGTGTAGAGCATTTAGTGCTTTACACAGTGCTTATTTAAGGAGGAAAAAGAATGTATTTAAAAGATTTAAAAAATATTGCTATGCAATTAATAGATGAATACTCAGAAACGAAAGCTCCAACAGAAGATGAGGATATAAAATTAAAATTAAACGGATTATTCAATACTGCATTATTTGAAGTTGCTCAAATTAAGAAAATATTAAAAGTTTATAACTTTTCAATAAAAGAAGAAATTGACACTGAATATAAATCAATTGGTTTGCCAGATGATTTTATGGAAGAAAAAAGATTAAGATATTTTTCGTCTAATAATTCAACATTAAGATATTATATTCAAAAAGACAAATTAAAAGTACATAAATCATGCTTAGGAACTTTTGAATTAGAATACTATGCAATTCCAGAGGAAATAACAGATGATAATCAAGATGATTACGAATTTGAATTAGATATAGATGCTCAAATGGCACTTCCTTATTATGTGGCAAGTAGTGTATTAATGAGTGATGTATCAGCCAATTATACTGCTTTTGAAGCCAAATATAACGCAAAAGTAGAGCAATTAATGAGAAGTGCACAGGAAAACGAAAACAACAGCACAGTTACAATACATCAAATATTTTCAATTTAGGAAGGAGATATATTTATGGCAACTATACCAGATTTTACACCTAAAACTCCTAAAACAAGAGTATATAGTGATTTTAGAGGTGTTGATTTTACATCTGATAGTACAAGAGTGTCTTTATATAGAAGTCCTAATTGCGTGAACATGTATAAAGATTATAAATCAAGTCTAGGACAGGCAGTAGAGACAAGACCTGGCTTTATAAATCTATTAGAGCTTGAAAACGAAATATATGGTATACATTTTATAAAAAGAGATTCTTTAAAAGTTTTAATTCATAGTGGAACAGATTTGTTGCTTTGGAGCAATTATCCTAGCAAACAATCAAAAGAAGATATGCAAGTTTTATTTTCCAATATGGCTGAAACAAAATCAAGAGCTTTTGTATATGATAATAAATTATATATAAATGATGGAAAAAATTATATTTATTATGATGGAAATGAAGTAAAAAGTGTTGAAGAGATTGCGTTTATTCCAACAACAACAATTGCTAGAGCACCGAGTGGTGGAGGTACATTATATCAACCAGTAAATTTGCTACAGAAGAAAAGAAAAAATTCGTTTTTAGCAAATGGAACTGATAAAAATTATACTTTAGATAGTAGTGGATTAGATTCTGCTGAAATTGAAGCTACAATAAATGGGACTAAAAAAACGGAAGGAACAGATTTTACAGTTAATAGAGTTACAGGAGTAGTAACTTTTAACTCCGCACCACCAGCACCTTCTACCGCTGGTCAAGATAATGTAATTATTACTTTTTCAAAATCTGTATCTGATTATGCCAGTAGAATAAAAAAGTGTTTAATAAGTTGTATTTTTGACAATAGAGTGTTTTTTTGTGGTAACAACAGCTTTCCAAATGCTCTTTTTAATTCTATGCTGAATGACCCTACATATGTATCAGACTTAGCTTATTATCAAGATGGAAGTGACAATATTCCTATTACATCAATATTAAGAGTAGGAGATAGCATCTTAGTTATAAAATCAGATGACCAACAAGATGCTGTAGTTTATTATCATTCGCCACAAGAAGTAAAGAATGGAGATACGGAAGATACAATATACCCAACTAAACAAGGTTTGGCTGGAATAGGTTGTATATCAATGTGGGGAAGTAAAAACTTCTTAGATGAACCTGTTTTTGTTTCTAGATTAGGACTGGAGAGCTTTACAAAATTGAACTTAGGTTTGGAAAGAAGTATTGAGCATAAGTCTAGTATGGTTGATACCAAATTAGTTAACGAACCAGATTTAGAAAATATATGTTTAGAACAATGGAGAGGATACCTTTTATGTTTAATAAATGGACATATTTATTTAGCAGATAATAGGCAAAAATACCTTAATAAAGGAACGCAACAACAAGAATATGAGTGGTTTTATTGGGATAACATAGGAGATGTAGTTAATAATGAGTTTAAAGAGGCAACTCTATTAAAATCATATGATGATAATTTGTTTTTTGGAACAGAAAATGGAGTTGTTGCTAAATTTACAGACAGAATCTATAACGACAATGGAAGAACTATATATTGCCAATGGGAAACACCATGCGATAGTTTTGAAAGTGAAAATCATGTTAAAACAACAAATAAAAAAGGTGGGATAGCTAATTTTAAAGCTATCCCTGGTTCAGTTTGTAAGCTTAAAGAAAAAACAAACAAATCAGAAGAAAAAGAAATTGCAAGATTTATAGCGAGTGGTTTTTCATACGAAAACTTTAGTTATACTGATTTCTCATATAATACATCTCAAAAATTGAGTATGAACTATAAGATAAAAGAAAAGAAATGGTCAAATATATCATTAATATTTTATTCAGATGAGTTAAACAAACCATTTGGAATATTTAATGCAGTTTTAGAGGCCTTTGTAGGCGGATATATAAAGTAAGGAGGATATAATATGTTCGAAAAAATTACAGATAACGTAGAAATACATCAAACTTTACCAGATACACCCAATATGACAACACAAGAATTAAAAAAAGAGTGGGATAAAGGATGCAAGATAATAAAAGAAGGATTCAACAATTTAATTGATAAATTAAACAAAATGGGAATAGAAGGTACAGTTTTATATGAAAATTCAGTAGGTTCAATAGAAGAAATAACTTTAAATGATTCGGTTGCAAAATATGATCGCGTAAAAATATTCTATCATTATAGTAATATTTATGGGAGCACAGAAGTTGATAACCCGAACGAAAAAACAGTATCTTTAAATGTTATGTTTAGTATACCTATTTATAATTTAGCGAGAGCAGAGTATAAAAACATAAAAATAAGTGGCAATCAAATAACAAATGAAGGATACGGATATTTGTCAATAAACACAAGTGGAACATCTGGTGTCAGCATTGAAGAAAACAAAATTTATATAACAAAAGTTATAGGATATAAGGAGGGAAGTAATGAGTAACTATAATATTGATGAATTAGCAAGACAAATGGGCTTTAATGATACATATTTAAACAAATTAAAAGCAAGTAATTCTTATATAACAGAGAGTGCAAATCAAGATAGAAACATGATAAATTCACAATTAAATCAAACTATTTCAGACTATGAAAAAGAAAGACAAGACCAAAACAATAATTTCATAAAAGAAAGTCAAGCTGCATATGTAGATTATGCAAAATCTATTAATCCATATTCAGTTCAAAATAGTAATACCAATAAAATGGGACTAGGCAATAGTGGATATTCTGAAAGTTCTTTAATAAATGCGAATAACACATATCAAAATAGATATACAAACACCAAAACCAATTATGACAATATCTTTGCTAATATAAATAACAATATAGCTAAAGCAAAAGAAACAGGAAATATTGAACTTGCTAAAATTGCTAAACAAGAACAAGATAGATTACTTGAAAATCTATATAAAATAAATGATGAATATACTGCTGAAAAACAGAGAGAAGAAGAAAAGAGAAGGTATGAAGAAGAAATTGCACTTCAAAAGCAACAATGGGAAGCAGAGATGACATTACAAAAGCAACAACTAGCAAAATCATCTCGTGGTTCTTCAAGAAGTACAGGAAGCGGAAGCGTAAATTCTACAGCAGTTTCAGTTAACAACAACAATAATCAACAAGCTGCAGAGAATCAAAATCTAAAAAAATTATATGAAAATCTATCAAAAGCTAGACCAAGCAATAATTTAAATAAGCAAATATATAGAAATCTAATATATGGAGAAGTACAAAATGGACATATAACGGATTCAGATGCATCAGCATTATTTAATGAGTTTGGATTATAGGAGGCAAATATGTCTTGGGAAGATTTTAAGAAAGAAAAACAGCAAAATTCTTCTTGGGAAGAGTTTAAACAAAATAGAGAAAAATTAGTTCAAGTTTCGAACAACAAAACTCCTACTAATTCTATATCTCAAAACATAAAAAACTTTACAAGCGATACAGGAAGAACATTTAGCAACTTAGGAATTGGTTCAAAAATTGGAGTGAAACAATCTCTTAATTTTGCATATAAGGTTGGAGAAAATAGAAATAAAACAGAACAGCAAGTAAAAAACGAAAGAGTCTTAGGTTCAAGAGAATTAACTAATACAGAAAAAGCACTATATATTGCACAACAACAAAGTAAAAGTGTTGACCCAAAAAACTTAAATAATGAAGCTAGCAAAAATGTTATATTACCAATGTTAAACAACAATATCCTAACATACAATAATACAAAAGTAGAAGAAGTTGCTAATAGTAATATACTAGACAGGTCAATAAATAAAGATCAATTAAAAATTCAAGAAAATATAGAAAATCAAACCAACAATTTTTCTAAAAAGTTAGCAGAATTAGCACCGTCAATAGGAAATATGGGGGTAGGTACAGCAATAAGTGCATTAAATCCAGTTGCAGGAATGTCATATTTTACTACTAGTGCAGGAGGAAGCTATATGCAAGATGCATTAGACAGAGGAATGACAAGAGAACAAGCTACAACCTATGGAGCTATAATGGGGTTAATGGAAGGTGCAACAGAAGCAATTGGAGTAGAAAATTTATCAAAGGCTGGTAAAGGATTAAAAGCATTGGTTAGTGGGGCTGGTATAACAGCAACTAAAGAAGGAGCTGAACAAATTGCTAAAAACAGTATAAAAACAGTTTTAAAGGATTATGGAATAGGTATAGCAGACAATGTTATGCAAGAAGCAATAATAGAACCAATCCAAGAAGTAGTAGCAGGGGCAATAGGAGGAAAAGATAAAGCCAATTGGAATGATATGGGGCAAAGAATGTTAAAGGCTGGAATAGATGGTGGACTAACTAGTGCAATATTAGGAGGAGCAAATTTAGGAATACAATCTTGTGTAGGAGTAATAGAAAAGACTACAAATGGTCAAAGTGTAACACAACAAGAGATACAAACAGCAGTAAAAGAAGCTTCAACGCAACTAGATGTTACAAAAATGATAGAGGATAGTACACAACAAGAGATAAACAAATATAATACATTGTCAGGACAATCACAATTAACGCAGAACCAACAAAATGAAAACATACAACAAATTACACCAATAATGCAAAAAAATGCTCAAAACGGAATTTTAGAACAAAATAATAGTATTTTAAATAATAAAGATGTTCCAATGTTGAATTATCAGTATGAAAAAAGTGATAATATAAAGATAAATAATTTAAGACAAGATGCTGGAAAATATTTTAATAATTCAGAACAGGCTCGAAACTATGTAAGCATGCTAGAACAAATTATAACTGATAAAAATGTTGATATAAGATTAGATTCTGACTTGAGAACGCCAGATGGACAAGTTGCAAATGGTTCATATTCAAATGGAGTGATAACAATAAATCCAAACTCAACAAAATCAGGTGAATTTATAGCAGTTCATGAATTAACACATGCAATTGGTACAGATTCTATGAAAAATATAATAGAGACATACAGAAAAAGCAACGCAGAATTTAATACAGCTGTTGAAAATCTTTTACAAAATTATAATTCAACAGAATTAACAGATGAAGCCCTATCAGATGTTTCAGCACAGCTTTTTGGAAATCAAGAGTTTATTGCTAATGTTTCGCAAAATAATCATAATATATTTAAGAGAATCTATAATGAAATAAAGTATTTATGGCATCAATTTAGAGGATATAAAAATCAAAATCAATTTATAGATGATTTGTATTATAAATGGACACAGGCTTATAATAGCAATAATAAGTTGAATGAAACAAGTAATTATTCTATTGCAGGAAAACAAGGAATGATAAATGCAATAAAAACAGATACTGGAAACTTAGAACTTGAAAGAAACTATAATAAAGCTCAACAAATGCAAGAAAATGGAATTGATAATGAAACTATTAGACAAAGTACAGGATGGTTTCAAGATAGAAATGGTGATTGGAAATTTGAATTTTCTGATAGAGACATGTCATTAAAAAAAATTAGATTCAAAGAAAATAGCACATATAAGTTAGAAAATATATTAAAACATGATACTTTATTTACTATATATCCAGAATTAGCAAATTATAATGTTAAGTTTACTGATTTAAATAAGGCAAATGGTGTTTATAATATATTTGATAAAGATATAAAAATAAATAATAATCTACTAAGTAAAAAACAATATAAAAGCAGTATTGAAGGAACATTAATCCATGAAATACAACATGCAATACAAGATATTGAAAATTTTGAAGGTGGGAGAAGTAGCAAAGGAAGTAAATTAGCTTATTACGAAAGTTTAGGAGAAATTGAAGCTTCTGATACAAAGGCAAGATTTTTACAAGAAAGACATAAGAATATTGATTTAACAGATATTGCTCCCGAAAGTTCTAAAACAAATCCTAAACATCAAAATTTAGACAAATATTTAAAGAATAGAAAATTACTTGATAAAGCTAAAGATGGAGTGTATAATTATATAAAAAAAAGGAACGGTGGTAACAATGAATTTTCT